TATAGCTTGCGTTAATGCAGAATGATATGGATACGATTACAAACCAATGGAAGTAACTGAGGAAATGATTGCAAGATACAAAGATACTGAGAAGCAAATAATTAATTATAAGAAATAATGGTTATGGAAAAAAACAAATGAGGGAGACCAACTACTTATCAAGTTAGCTTTATTGATGATGCAAAAGAATATTTAGAAATTTGTAAAGATGAACTAGATATTGTTATGTCCCAAGAAACTGAATCAAAAAAAGATATCAATGATAATCAGCTTTTAAGTGAGACTAAAACAACAAGAGTATGATTACTGAGAGTTAAGCTTCCTAGTATAGAATGATTAGCTAAATACATAGGTGTGAGTAGGTCTAATATATATAAATGGAGAGATGAGCATCCAATGTTCTCGGACATATTAGAGCAGATACTTGAAGAACAAGCTGATAGACTCATAAATATGTGATTAGCTGGCAGGTATAATTGAACAATTACAAAGCTACTTTTAGCTAAACATTGATATATAGAAAAACAAGAAGTGGAAAATAATCTAAAAGGAGAACTCACTATTTGATGAATACTTCAAAATATACAATGACTGAACAAGAACAACTAGCAAAATTATTATCTGATAAACAATGGAGGAAGAACAGCTGAAACCTTTATTGTATTAAGGATAAGGCTTGAACTAAGATTGCATATAAACCTAATAAGGCACAGCTTCATTATCAAGAGAATAAACATATTAAGAATATAATCCTCAAAGCAAGACAGCTATGATTCTCTACTGAGATAGACATAGATGCACTTGATGAGGTTTTATTCAGTTCATACTTTACAGCAGGTATAATAGCAGACAATAAAGATAGTGCTGATAGGATATTTAGAGACAAGGTTAAGTTTGCATACGAGAACTTACCAGAGTGGCTTAGAAGTGAATATACTACTACTACAGATAGGAAGTGAGAGATAGTCTTCGAGAATAACTGATGCTCAATAAGTGTAGATACTTCTTTTCGAGGTTGAACGCTCCAGTACTTGCATATATCTGAGCTAGGTAAGATAGCTAATAAATACCCAGAGAAAGCACGAGAGATACAAACAGGTGCATTAAATACATTGTCTCCATCATCGAGATGTGATATAGAGAGTACGGCAGAATGAAACAGCTGATTATTCTATGATATGTGTATGAGAGCAATGGAACAAGAAGAGAAAGCAACAGAACTCACGAGTATGGACTTTAAGTTTCACTTTTATGCATGGTGGATAGATGATACCTATACGCTTGAAAGTAAAGACAATATACGAAGAGAAACACAAGAGTACTTTGATAAAATAAGACAAGATAGCTGGGTGCAAAGAAATCATCCTAACCTTTGTTTTACTGAGTGACAGATGCGTTGGTACCAAAAGAAAGAAGAAGAACAAAGAGACGATATGAAGAGAGAGTTTCCAAGTTACCCAAAAGAAGCATTTGATTTAGCTATAAAGGGTGCTTATTATGAAAAGGAACTAAGCATAGCAAGAGAACAAAAGAGAATAGGAAAAGTACCTTATGACCCTAGATTACCTGTAAATACTCATTGGGATATATGAGGAGCTGGATGATGAGATGAGAATGCTATATGGTTTTATCAAATATATGGTAAAGAAGTTAGAATTATAGATTATTATGAGTGTACTGGAATGTGAATGACTGAGATAGCTATGAGTATAGTTAATCCTAGATACACTAATTATTGAACTCATTATTTACCACATGATATACAGGTTACTGAATACTCTACTTGAGTAGCTAGAATACAAACAGCTAGAGAAGTACTGAATTGAGAAATAGATATTGTTCCTAAGCTTTCTATTAGTGATGGAATAAATGCAGTACGAGATATGTTTCCTAATATATACTTTGATGAGAGTAAATGTTATGTATGATTATCTAGGATTTGAGGGTATAGAAGAGAGTATGATGAAAAAAACGGAATATTTAGAGATAAGCCAAAACATGATATAAACTCTAATTGAGCTGATGCACTAAGATATCTCTGAGTCACATATCAATCCCTAACAGTTATTAGAAAAGCTCCACAAGTCTCACGAGTCAATATGAATCGTTTCAGATAAAAAAGGTTTGACAAAGGTTTTACTAAGATATACTAAAGATATACTAAAGCTAACAAACAGATATGAAAATACAACTTTCGCTACAAGACCAAGAAAATATACATAATAAAGTAAGGAAAGAACACGCAAGAGCAGAAGTACATACTAGAAGTTGGAAAGAAGATGTTAAAAATCTATCAAGAGACTATTTACTACCAAAACCATGACAAGATAAAGTAAAAATACGAAAGGTATTGAATAACTTGAATCTCAGACTTGCTACTTTCTCAAGTGATGAGCTAGAAGTTACTAATATCCCAAGTAATTGAGTATTATGACGAGAAATGAGTAAGAATACTGATAAGGTGTTCAAAGCAAACTTTCTCAGTATGAATATTAAATCAAAGTATCGTGAAGTACTTATAGATGACGCACTACAAGGAGCTTGAGTACTAGCAGTTGATGGCTGGAACGATTATAAACAAGAACCTATTGTATCATATATAGACTCAAGACTTTGTTTTCCAGACCCAAAGAACTGGCAGGATAATAGTATGATGTTTTTTGGTACTAAAGTTCGAAAGAGTTGGTATGAGTTGCAAAATGATGAAGCATATGACCAAGAAGAACTAGAAAGATGCAGGATGTATATAGACCAAGACCAACAGCAAGTAGATAGAGCAAATTATGCAGTCAAAGACCTTAATGAAGACCTATGAAGTGATGAAGACCAAACAGACCTTTACAATCATATAACCATATTTAAAGCTGAGTATGACGACAAAGCTTGTGTATATCTAACAACATACGGTAATAACCTTTGAACACTTGTAAGGTGTGTTAAAATGCGTCCTCTTAATGATTGAGAGATAGCAGACCCAAGTACCATAGATTTTGGAGTAAAGATATTCAGAGCAAAACCAATTAAATGAAGTTTTCCTTGAGTATCACTTATAGATGATGTAGGACAATTTCAAGACATAGAAACATTGCTCTCAAACCTACAGATAGAACAAGCAAAAGAAGCTGGAACAGGTGGAAGAACATATGTAAATACAGTTCTTTGAGTAGATATTGACGATGTGGCAAACAATACTTGACCTTGAGACATAATCCCTTTCACAAGTTCTAATCCTGCTATAAACGCACAAAATGGTATCTATAAAGAACAATCAAGACCACAAAATGCTATAGTACAAAATACTATAAATTATTTAGATATTTTATCACAGCAAGCTGACCCAAGTGGAAGTGCTTTAGCTCAATGACAAAGTGCAAGTTGAAGCCAAACAAAAGCAGAGATACAAACACTCCAACAAAATATCAATCATATACTTAGTTATATGGCGAGTAATTATATGGACTCTCTCAAAGGATTATGGGAAAGTATATATAGGAGTTATGCTGCTAATATGAGTCCTCAGAGAAAGAAAGAGATTGTTATTATAGAAGAAAGTGGGAATTCTGCATCATACTGATTCAAGAAAAGTGAATTTATATCTAAATGAGAGCTTTATATTACTATCAAGAGTAAGGCACAAGAAGATATCAGACAAAAGCAAGACTTTGCAGTTCTTCTCTCTACTATATCATTGCTTAAGGCAAGTGTAACTCCTTGAAGTACACAAGATGTAATCATAGATAGAATACTTATAGAGAAGTCGGGAATACATTGACTTGATTCACTTATGATTCATCCATATTCACAAAGTGAGAGAAAAGCATACAGAAACCTTGAAATGTTGAATAATAATGTTAAACTCAGAACTAAGCCACAACCTTGAGAAGAACACGATGTATTTATTAGAATATACAAGACTGGTCTTGATACAGATGCAAGAAATGAAGCTATAGAAATGAGAGAAATGATACTAGAACAGGAACCTAAACAAGAAGCACAGCAAGAAATGGGAGGAACAGCTTGAGTATCAAGTCAATTATGAGCAAGTATGATAAGTAGCCAACAAGCACAACAAGTACCAAGTACAGCAGATGTATCAGCATAATAAACAACCATGAACACACAAGAAAAGAAAGACTTACAAGACCTAATAACTCACAACTGATTTAAACTACTAGAAAAGATAGTAGCAGAAAAAAGAGAGGAATTATTCTCAAGCTTTGAGAACTTACCAGTAGGAAATGCAGAAGCTATACAACAGCTCTCAGCTACTCAGAACTATGTTAAAGGTATGAAGTACTTAATAGACACAGCTAAGTGAAAAGCTCAAGATACAGCAAAGAGTAAAGATATGAGTTAGAATCCCCACCAAAGATTGCAATGTGGTTAAACTTTACCAATATAAGTAGGTAGTCATACCTCACAACAAAATGATTTTATTTGCTAACATATATAATATGTCAGACAGTAATGTAGGTGATACTACCAAAAATATCGAAACTGAGGATAAAGTTATAGACTGGGAAGCTCGAGCTAAACACGCTGAGGCAAGAATCCAAAGTATAAGAAACACCTCGACTCAAGATGAAGATGAAGAAGATAATGTTGTGGAAAACAAATCTAATTCGTTTGATGAAAATACATATATGAAATTAAGAGAAGAAGAAAAGTTCTTCGATGCTAATCCTGATATGTTGGAGTATAAAGAGAAAGTTCTTGCGAGAGTAGCTAAGTGAAATAGTTTTAAAGAAGCAAAAGCTTTAGTAGAACTGGATGACGAAACTATTGCTAACAGGAAGACTGCTCAAAACACAAACTTTACCTCAGGAGATACTCCAAATGAGCTTGTGAGTATTAAGAAATCAGACTTATGAGACATGAGTCAAGAAAAATACAACAAGGCTATGGATGCTATTGAGTCAGGTAAGGCAAAACTTACTTAAACTAATTTAAAAAACAATGGCTTTTACAGCATTCGCTCCTAAAATCTTCGCTAAGGAGATTATTAGAAATCTCGATAGAGAAGTAGTTCTAATGGGGCACACAAACAGAAAATACGAGGGAGAAATTAAGAATCAAGGAGACGCAGTACGAGTTCAAACTCTACCTACTCTTACATTTACAGCTAGTTCTATAACTGGAGCTGGAGACTTTACTAACGCTGATATCGGTGTTGGACCTGCTGGAGATATTGCAGCAAGTGACTTCGCAATTGTTCTTGAAAATCTGATTATAGATAGATTTACTGAAAAACGAGTACAGATAGAAGAAATTGAAATGATTCAATCTAACCTTTCACTTGAACAAGCAGTAGCAGGAAGATTTGCTGAGGGGCTAGGTACTCTTATGGATGACCAAGTTAGAGACCAAATCCTTGTAACTCAAGTTTCAGATATTCCAACTGCTAACAAACTCAATTCAGGGGCTCCTGTAGTTATTACAAGTGCTAATATATACGGACAAATAATGGCTATGAGAAGTGCATTAAAGAAACAAAATGTAAAAGTAGCTAATATGAGACTCTTCGTATCTACTGATGTTGAATCTGTACTATTGCAATCTGACTTTGTAAAAGGTTCTGATGCAGGTGTAGGATTACTTAAAAATGGATATATCGCTACAGTAGGTGGAGTACCAGTTTACTCTACTACTTCACTAGATGCTAGTAACGAAATGATTATGATGGCTGAGGGTTCAGTAAATATGGCTCTACAAATTATCAAAACAAAAGTTACAGAAGCAGAAAAAGGATTTTACACTAATGTACTTGCTATGGCAGTATGGGGTCTTAAGATTTTTGGAGAGGGTTCTAAAGCAATCGCAATTAACTATGTAGCAAGTGTTACAGTTTAACTTGATTCCTAGATAGAATTAATTATAATGGCAAGGTATTTTACTTTGCTATTATTTTTATATGAAATTTGCAACAAAAAATGAAGTGGTAAACAGAGGTGGTAAGAGATTTACTGCTAAAGATGGAGTTATTGAGGTTACTGGAGAAGATGCTAAAATCTTAGAACAAGCAGGATTTACGGAAATTAAAGAACCTAAAAAAACGAAAGATGAAGATAACAAAAAAGGAAGTTAGAACTTGTGAGCATGAGAACAAAGTTGAGACAGTTCTCTTTCTAGAATACACTCATTATGGAAAAAAGTGAGAGATACAAGTAAGAGACTTTGACCATCTAATCTGAGACGATAATGCTTATGACTACATAGTGAAACAACTACGTAAACAAGTAAGTAATGCTTATAAGAATAATGAAGTTCTTGAATCACACCATAAGACTAGATTAAAAACCTAGTTTTTTTGTTTTGACAAAGCTTTTATTAGAATATACTATATATATAGCATTAAATATTGGATATGAACTGAACTCAGATATATAATAGAGCATTAAGATGAGCGCATACTAACGCAAATGATTATCCAACAACACAAGCTGATGAGGATATGGAACTGCGACATCAAGAACTTGTAGACAATATTGTTGTTATATCTAAATGAGATTACTTTTGGGATATATGAAAAACAGATACAGTAATAGGACAATCAGAATATGTAGCGGATAAGCTTTGAATCGCTCCAGATGACTTAGATATCAAGAAGATAAACAAAGTGTTTATTAAGTATAAAAGTACCGACCAATATCTAACAAGATTAGAATATAAAAGTCCTAATACACTTACAGAACATCCTGATTATTATAAGACGAAACAGAGTAATAATGCACCTTTCTTCTATATACAAGATGAGAGTATTTTTGTATATCCATCGCCTACAGAAGAAATAGTATGAGGACTAGAAATATTTGTAGCTCATAAACCTGCTAAAATAGATACTACAAGTTCAGAAGATGCAATAGAAATACCAAGCCAGTTCCATAAGCTTATTGCTCTAGGTATGACAGCTGATATATATTATGGACAAGGTAAGATAAACGAAGCTCAAGCAATGGAAGCTAAATTTGATTCATGAGTAAGTGAAATGGTATCATTTATGAAACAAAGATACAATCAACCTAAAAAGAAAACTTTTACTGACCTTAATCAATTCAGATAGATGGCTAATGCACGAAGCTACAATGTATTCTATCCCTGAGTACAACAAGACGACTTTCTCACAAACTGAGCTAATTTTATTGAACACAAAAACATAGACTGACTGAGAGATTGATTCTGAGTTACTTTGTGACCAAAGATGAATAAACAGTTATTTACAGGCACAAAGGAAATGCTTGCTATTTATTCTAATCAAAATAGTGGAGGTACGTTAACAGATACACTTGTTTGAGGTGCTTCTTGAAATATATATTATCTAAACAGTACAGATAATATTCCAGAGTTTGCACTTATTGTCAATTATAGTGGAGTCTGAGATGTTAATGTTGCTATTACTAATATAGAACTACTTAAAGGTTTTTATTATATATTTTACAAGCAAAACTACGCAGACTCTTTACTATGATGTGCTAGGATATCACAATTTGATGCACGAACAGGAAACTGGATGGCTATGGTAAAAAATTATATAAAATCCTGAATCTGACTTGCTAATAGTTGAATCCCTCCAATTATACAGTTTGATAACGCACTCTATGTATGAAGTGGAACTGGTATTTTAAAGGTAGATGGAAATTATACACCTGGTTCTGCTACTTTACCATGAGCTAATGTATTTGGTTTCCCTGAAGATGTAGTAACTTGACTTTCACTACAAGGAACTACAGTTGTAGTTTATACAAGACAAGGAACAGTATATTTTTGGGATGGAGTAGATACAACATACCAAGCAGTCAAGAAGTTTGGAGCAAGAGTACAAAAAGTAGGCTCTAAAGCTGGAACAGATTACGTAATTACAGAAGATGGGCAATTCTCTATATGAGGAGGGCTACAGTTCTTTAGAGTGACAAAACCAAAGAAGAGTAACAGGATGAATAGCAATGTAAACTATGATTCAAGACTAAAATTTAATGTAGACGCAGATAATGCATCACAAAATCATACTGTAATCCCTGCACTTGATGATATGTATATGTATTCAAGCGATACAGTTAAATGAATATACAAGTATGGTAAACTTATACCTTGAATGCCTGACGGATTCCATAAGATAATCACACAAAACCACGCAGGAACACAAATAGACTTCATATATGATATGTTCTTCTATGAAATAGACTCTAGGAAGCTATATATAAGCTATAAGGCAGGCTCTACGTACTGAATCGACTATATAGACCTTAATACGCTACAAACAAGCATAGACGGGTATTTTATAACTGATGTATTCACTTGATGAAGTAATATCAAGAAGAAAGTTATTGGCATGCAAATGACTACCTCAAATACGGCTTGAAATAACTTTGTAAAACTGTATTATAGAGTGAATAACTGAGCTTGGGAACTTATAAGAACATACAACGAGCCAACAAATGTTATTACACAAGATGATATTAAAACAATAAATGGACAAAACTTTAAACACTTTATAGATATCCAATTTAAAGTTGAAATACATAATGATACAGGAGGACAGGATGCTCCACAAGTACACGACCTAGCTTTAATATATGATATTACAGAATAATGGATAGACAATTTGATAAAAAAACATATAAAGAGTATGTACCAGATTACAGAAAAAATGTAAACCAGAATCCTTTTATGTTTGACTGAGTTCCTTGAATAAACGCACCACAATTAAATCAGAATATTTCCATACAACTATAAAATGCAAGTAAAAAATAAAGCAGGAGACGTAACTAATCTGAGTGATGCAGAACAACAAATGAGAGCGAAAAATCTCTGAACACAGGGAATTGACCCAAATGCTCAAGCACCACAAGAAACTTGAGGTACGATTGTACAACCACCAGTTCAAGCACCTGTAGCTCCTACTGTTGCACCTGTAACACCTGTTGCCACACCTCCTACAACACCTATTGCTCCTACACAACCAACTGTTGTCCCAGTAGCTTCTGTTCCTGTAGCACCTGTTGTTGAAGCTCCTAAGATAGTACCAGTAAAAACTACTCCAAAACCAGTACAATCAGCTCAAGAAGTAGAATCAAACAGACTAGCAAACGAGGCTAACCAGCAATCAGTTAATGCACAAAAAGAAGCTAATGTAACAGCTGAGTTTAATCAGATGCTACAAAGTGGAGCAAGCCAAGCTGACCTAGTAAGTTTTGTGAATAAAAACTCTCAATTTAAACAACAGCTTAATAGTTCTGTACGAGCTACTTTTACAAACAAAGCAAATACTAAATTCTTCTGACAATATAATGGAGTGAGTAATGATACAATGTACGCAGCAGTTAAAAACTGAGATGTAAAGGTATGAAGCGACCAGTATAATATGCTTTCAGAGGGGCAAAGAAATGCTTTTGAGAACTTTAAGAAAATAAAAGAAGCTCCTAGTAACATAATTATCACAAAAGAGGATGCATTTAATCCTAAATCAGCAGAAAATAGCGTAGATTTTAGCAGTATAGAATCTATAATGGCTTGATTATTCTCAAATGATTTGAGAGATAAAATGAACGAGCAGAGAAATGACACAAGAGTTACTGATTTAGAGTTTAAATTGGAAGATTTATGAGCTGACCTAAATGATTTTGATATAGAGGGGGTAACAGATATAAAAGCTTTAAAAGATGAACTTTGAAATGCCTGAAATGCTCCTGCATCTATTCGGGCACAAGTCTCAGACTACAATGCAAATAGAGGGATAGAGAGAATGGTTAAAGTTAATGAATACAATCGAGTGCAAGGGCAATTATCTAGTGTTGAAAAAAAATTAGCAACTGACCTAGAGTTCTACAAGTTCGAAGACCAACAAAACAAAGAGAAATACCAGTTTGCACTTAATATGTATGAGAGTAGAAGAGCTGAGGGGATAAGAGTAGAAGAGAGAGCAGATGATAGAGCTTTTGAAGTAGAACAAACAGAAGAACAGAGAAAGTTTATAATAGAACAAGCTCAATTTTTAGAAGACAATAAAAGGCTTGCAGTAGAAAAACAACAAGATTACACTACACAGCTTACAAACTTTCAAAACAATTTTGCTAAAGAAATACTTGGATTGAATCAAGAATTTTCAAGAGAAGAAACAAATATGAACCAAGCATTTCTTAAAGCTATGCAACAAGGAGATTTGGTTGATGATGGAGAGGGGAATCTCGTGTATGTAAAAGACTGAAAACGAGTTAATATGCTATCTGGACTAGGGAAGAAGATATGAGGTTGAGTTGATTGAGATTTTTCTTTTGACAGCTACCAAGACAAGAACTCAAACTATGTATCTGTAATTAGAAATAATGATACTGGAAAAGTTACAACACAAGTATCTGATATCAACGGAGATATAGCAGGTGGATATTTTAGTACACTATGAAATGGTAAGATAACATCTCATGGAGGGGCACATGATAGATATGAATGACTTGATGTTGATGGAGAGATAGGAGACCCTGTATTTGCTCCTTTTTCTTGAAAGATAGTATTATCTGAAAACGATGAATTATATTGAAATACAATAATAGTTGAAGATGCTGAAACAAAAGAGCGAGTAAGATTCTCGCATCTTGATTCTAGTATTATAAACACTATTTGAACAGAGTTTGAGCAAGGGGCACTAATCGCAGCTGTCTGAAACTCTTGAAACGTTATAGCTTGAAAATGAGGAGATGGAAGCCACTTAGATATAGTTTCTTACGATGCAAGTGGTAAGGTAAGAGATGCTTGGGCTACTGAGAAGTACTTAAAATGACTATGAGCTAAAGCAAATACTCAACCTTGATTTTCAGAAGATGCTAAATCATGGGGAGAGAATGTATTAAATTGAGATGCTAAAATATCAGATTTAACTGGAGCTGAAAATGTACGACTTAAAAACGAGGTTTCATCTTATATAGCAGAAAAAAATAAATCAAAACCAAACGATAATATAGTTACTTTAAAATCTACATTAGCTATCATACAATCATTAGAGGATAATAAGTGACTTAAGGCAGCAGTAGGGGCAAAATGAATTACAAACCTAATTGCAGGTAGTAAAGCTTCTTGATTCAAAGCGAAATTAGAACAGCTCACAGCAGTAAACTTTATGACAGGAATACAATCTATGAAGTGAATGGGTAGTTTATCTGATGCAGAATGACAAAGAGTAGGTGCATCTGTATCGTCTATTTCAAATAGAGACCAATCAGAAGAATCATTTAATGCAGAATTACTTTTGATGAAACAGACTATACAAAATAGAATTAGTATGACTGAAAAAGAGACTTGAATCAAATATGATGATTTTGGGTATGCAGTATCTACTACACCTCAAACAGAAGTTATTACACCAAGTACAGCTAATAATTATGCTCCGACAAGTAGTAATTTCCAATATGTACCAAACGCAAATATAGACACAGGAGTAGATAGATTATGGGGTAATTAATAAAAAACTATTATGCAAAGAACAAAAAACACTTGAAACTTCCTAGTAGACTTCTGACTAGCTGAACAAATGCAGAGTTATGCTACTAAGCCTACTCCTAACTTTTTAAAAGCACCAGAGAGTCAAAAACATATAAAAATGTATGCTCAGAAAAACTTACAACAAGAGCCAAAAGAGGTAGAGTATAAACAAATGGGATTTAATTCACAAGCTGAGTTAGATTTAATGAAAGATGTTAAAAGACAAGGAGGGACAAAAGAAGATGGCAATGAGATACTACAACAGTATAGACAGTCACAGCAAGGAAGTATTTCTCCACAAGATGAGAAAATACCATGACTTGATATCTGAGTTAAAACTTGAGAGGCAATAAGTAATTTTTGAGATGCTTTTAAAATTGAAGCAAAAGATACAGATAATATTTTAATGTCTGGACTAAAATTTCTTTGAAATCTACCATGAGATACAGTACAATTAGCAGGTGACTTAATATCAATTGCAAGTAACCCAGTATGAACTGTTAAAAGTGTAGAAGACTTTGCTTGAAGTATGCTAGAAACTGGATTTAATAAAATCATAGGGACTGATGTATATACCTCAGAAGAAAGGAGACTCATAAAAGACTCTGTAGCTTGAGAGCTTAAAAAGATATCTGAAGACCCTAGTATATTAAGAGATATGGCAGTAAATAATCCTGCTGATTTACTATTCTCTATTACTTGAGGTTTTTCAGCTGCTAAGAACTTAGCAAAATCAAAATGAATGACAGAACTTGCATCTAAGCTTGAAAAAGCAGAAGCATTTACTAACCCTATTAAGATACAGACAGAAGCATTTAAACTTGCAAACAGTAAAGTACTACAGCCAGTATTAAGCTGAGTAAAAGAAGTACCCATACAATTACTCTGAAAAACTACAGGAGCAGGTGCAGAAGCAATTAGAACAGCTTTCTCTAATGGTGGGAAAGAAAGTTTTGCTAAGGCTATGAGAGGAGAAATAACGGACGAAGATATACTTAATAATGCAAAGAAAGCATTTGATACAATTAAGGAACAAAGAAGAGATATATATTGAGAGGATTATACTAAACTAGTAGAGAATAAGACAAAACTCTGAACAAGTGATATAGAAGATTTACTCGTTAGAAACTTAGAAGAATCTAAGGTAAAAATAGTGCCTACAGAGAAGTGATTTGATTTAGACTTTTCTGCATCTACTATTACCCAAAACAGTAGTCAGAGTCAGATAAAACAAATGTTTGATGATGTTATATACTGGTCTGATGATACACCAGAGGGACTAGATATCTTAAAACAAAGAGTACAAGACAGATGGATTTGAGGAGAGGGCACAACAAAAGCAGATAGACTCAGTACAGTAATGTCAAACGCAGTAAAAGACAAAGTAGTACAAGCAGTACCAGAGTATGCAGAAATGACAGCTAAGTATGAGAAACTAACGAATGAGATTAAAGAAATAAACAGAGTTCTAAGTCTTTGAGACGAGAAAAGTAAAATGACAGCTATTACAAGACTAGGGCAATCTATGAAAGATAACCTAAGTTTTAGAAAAGAAATGGTTGAAAAACTAGAGGAATTATCTGGTATGGATTTGAAAAGTGCTATAGCAGGTGCAGGACTTAGAAAAGTAATGCCAAAATGAATTGTTTGAGCTTTAGCTCCTACAGGACTAGCATATTGAGTAGGGGCTCAATTATTAACACCTGCAATTATACCAATAATTCTAACTAGCTCACCTAGAGTAATAGGAGAACTAGCGAGAGCAGTATGAGTTACGAGAAATGTACTTGTAAAATGACTTGAAAACGCACAACAATTATTTAAGAATACTGATGTAAGAGGTGTTATAAATGCACAAGCTATAAAAGGAAAAGAAGCACTAGGAAATAGTCTTGATGATGTAGCTGATAAAGTATGAGCAAGAGCTAAGTTTATGGATGATAGGGGAACAGGTATGGATGGAAGAATTGATGATTTTAACACAGCGAGTCCTGCTGGAAGTGCTATTCCAAAAGAAGTAATTGATGAAGTTAGAAGCAGTAGGTTTATTATTAAAAAAGAGTTTAATCCTAAATGAGTATACAGAGGAGTTTGAGGTTCTTGAGAGTGAGTATGAACAGCAAGGTATGGGCAATGACTATACACTACAAGTAATAAGAAACTAGCAAAACAGTTTGCTTGAAAAGACTGAGAACTATTAGAGATGGATAGATTTGCAGACATACCAGCGAACCCTGCTTGGTTCGAAACAAATATGGACTTCTGAAACTTTTTAGACTATGATGTAGCTAGAAAAATGTGATTAAAAGGTAAAAGAGCAGTAGAAGATTTATACCCTGACTTATCAGATTTATTTAACGACTTATGATTTGATGGGATAGTTATAGGAAAATGAGTAGACAATGAAATTGTAAAATTCTTTAAATAAACTATGACAATAATATTTAAAACCATATCGTGGCTCGTATATCCAATCCTTGAAATATCGGCTTGGTATAAAGAAGCTACAAAAGAAAATGAAACTTGGACTCACTTGGCTTGCTGAATATTACTTTGATTAATAATCTATCAATTATGTCTCCTCGTATAAAACCTACTACAGTATTTACGCCTAGAAATAAGCCTACTACAGAGTACAAAACACCTAGAGATAGGTCTGAGTATCCTGTTAGTTTTGACAGCATAGAAATTACTTTTGATAGTACTGTATATACGTGGGATATGACCTTTGAAAATCTCTGACCTTTGACGACAATCTATGCAACTCCACGCAAAATCGCCTTGCTAGAATTAGAAAATTGATTAAGCTTTATATTAGAGAGCTGAGAAGTAATTTTACTTGAATGAGGAGCGAAAAGTAATGTTATAAATACTAACTGGATATAATATGTGAAAGATAAGTACATTGCCTACAAAGACACCGATAGCAACGGATTTTGTTACTGGTATTGATAGTATAGACTGAAATACAGCGACACAGAACAAGAACTTTCTATTCTCGGCAATAGCTACGTTTATATTTTGAAGTAAGACAACAACAAACCTTGCAGAGTGAACAAATCAATACTACACAGAAGCAAAAGTGACAGCAAATGCCACAGTAGTATGATTATGAAGCAGTAAAGCAGATAAGACTAATGTTATTGAGAAAGATAGTACAACAGCGTATACACCAACACTTGCGACACACCCAGCGACTAAAGAGTACGTAGATAGCTCTTGAGTAAATATAAATGGGCAAACTTCACAACCTGCTATAGTCTCTTGAGACCAATTCATATATTATGATGTGAGCGCAACGGCAAACAGAAAAATATCCTATTTAGATGTAGAAAATAAAGTACTATCATCTATTGTTTTCCCTTGAAGTAGTGTGACGTATTATAATAGTGCGTGAGGAGATTCCACAACAACTTCTGCTTCTTTTGCTACTGTGAAATCTTTTACTGCAACAAAAGATTGAAGCTATCTAGTGTGATACACTGCTACAAATACTTGATGAGTTTGAAGTGAGACAAGAGTTCTTGTAGGTGGCGTTCAATACCTATACATACCGAACTTTTCTGAAGGGGGTTCTGGAAGTATCACTTGATTAGTGGTAGCCTGAAAATGAGCAGTAATTGAGTTCCAAGCTAAAGCTAGATTTTGAAACACAGTAACGGTACTTTTGACTACTGTTAAATGAGATAGATAATAACAAAACAATATGACTACAATAACAGATATATTTTCTTGAGCAACGCCAAACGATTGAACAGGGACAAATCTTAGAGCTTGATGAATCATTATCAACGATAATTTTGATGCTTTAAATACTGGAAAACTAGAAGTAGATACTTACAATAGTCAGAAAGTAACGCAAGATAATGCTATAGCTCTTAATACAGCTAAAACAGGTATCACACCTACTCAAGCAAGTAATATCACAGCTAATAATGCTAAGATATCTTTTGATTCTACTTCAAGTACAAGGCTAGCAGATACAAGTTGACCTAATACAGGAGATAATGCAACAAACTCGCAGTATTCTGGACTTGCATCTAGTAAGCAAGATACACTTGTGAGTTGAACGAATATCAAAACAATCAATGGAAATAATGTATTATGAGCTTGAAACCTAGTAATTGCTGTTACTGGTTGAGATATGACAAGAGCAGTATACGACCCAACAAATATCGATGCTTCTGCTTTTGATAGAGCTAATCATACAGGAACTCAAACAGCAAGTACTATATCTGACTTTGATGCAGAAGTAGCTAACAACTCAGCATTTTGAGATAAGGCTGATATTACTGGTCAAGTTTTTACTGGAGCAATTTCAGCAACTAATCTAAGTTGAACAAATAACTGAGACCAAACAAAAGCAAGCCTTTGATTAGATAATGTAGATAATACAAGTGATTCTGCTAAAAATAGTGCAGTAGCTACCCTCACGAATAAAGACCTTACGAGTGCTACTAATACATTTCCTTTTGGAACAACAGCTTGAACAATACTAGAGGGGAATAAAGATGCGTTATATCCAAAGCTTGCAAGTGCTAATACATTTACTAGTACAGGAAATACAAGTTTTGCTTGAGATGTCTGAATAGGTACTACTAGCCCTATACAAAAATTACAAGTAGCAGGAAATATTCTCTGAGGACTTCCTCTCGCAGAATGAACTATGGTAAACGGTAAAATATTCACGTCCGTAGCTTCTAACAATCTCACAGTATCATCAAAAACAAAAGCAGGAACAGATGCAAGCACCTCAAATCCTATATATGTAGTGATAGATTGAGTAGTGAGGACTATTACAGGGGCATTAAGTGTTACTAAAAATGCAGGTACTAACTGGAGTAATTCTTGAAGTGCAGAGTTAGCAACAAGGGAAATAGACTTTTTCACATACCTTTGATACAATGCAACTGACTGAGTTACTATTTGATTTTCAAGAATACCTAATGCTAGAGTATACTCTGATTTTTCAGCTACCACAACAAATGAGAAGTACGCCTCAATATCTGTTATTACTAATGCTGTCGCTTGAGATAAGTATGTAAACATAGGACGCTTCAACGCAACTCTCTCAGCTTCTCCATTTAACTGGAGTATCCCTGCTACGAGTGAGATTATTGACTACCCTATTTATGAGACGAGATTACTGGACTATGTACCTCAGCTTACTTGATTTACTGTAACAGCTTGACAATTAAGTCGATATAGAATTTCTTGAAGTAAGTTGGAATTATGTATGAATAATCAAATATGAGGAACAAGTAACTCCCCAAACTTTACATTTTCTCTTCCATTTTGATATAACTGAGCAATTAATCCTAGAGATTGATTACGACCTGTTTTCGTAAAAGATAACGGAGTTAATTCATCTACCTTAGGTCATATATATAGTAATACTTCCTGAACTACAAGTATATTATTAGTATGAAGGCAATTCTATAACGTAACTTGGACTTCAAGTTGAGCAAAGGAATTCTTCTCTAATGAATTTTCTTATAACATTTAAAACAAACCCTATGAAAACAATATGAATTAATTTCACTTGAGAAGAAATGATGAAGAATATAGAAGTTGTAGTTTCATAATTTGCAAAATAAATCATAATATGATACCATACTCATATTACTACTAATAAAAGATATGGAACTACTCGCAACACTACTTCTCGCAGTCACAGTAACTATGTCTAACTTCTCATTTTGCGATGGAGAAATAGCTTGAAAACATACTAGGTATAATACAAAGCCTAGCGAAATAAGAATATGCACGTGATACACACCAAAAGAGACTGTATTCTTCCTTGTACACGAACTTGGACACGAATACTGGTTTAAGATAATGACAGACCAAGAGAGGGAAGAATATAATGAATTATACAACAAACGAGTACACACTCTTGATGTGATGAGGGAATATGGAAAAAAGAATGTAGAAGAAGACTTTGCTGATATATTTGCTTTGGTAATTCTCAAAAAAAAGGTATGATACAAAAGTGAGAATTTTACAAGAAAAACAGAGCTTGTAAGTAAATATATAAAATAAAACTATGGTCTGCGAAACTGCTACAATTACCCTCCTAAAATACATATGATACTGCCTTGCCGTAGTAGTGTTCGAGTACTTGCAAATATCCACAATACAATTCTCTATACTATGACTCTTAATGATTATAGACTTTATGGCTGGAATCAGTAAGCAATGGGTCTTAAATCCTGTAGATATTACAAGCCATCGAGCTTGGTTATGAATACTCAAGAAAGCTTGGACACTCATATCAGTAATCGTGGTTGCCATGATGCTCTCAGCTGTCTGACCGTGA